AATCGTTTGCTTGTACATCAAGAGGACAAGCTAATAGGTTAGGTCGTTGGTTTTTATATTCAAATCTTAAAGAATGTGAAGTTGTTAATTTTACAACCACACTTGAAGCTGGTGTAATTGTTAGACCTTCTACAATTATTGGCATAGCTGATTCAATGAGGGCAGGAGTTCGTAGAGGTGGACGAATTAATTCTGTAAATGACAGTCAAGGCGATGGAAATATAGATCAAATTATTGTTGATGATGCAAATAATACTGATTTGACTATAGAAAATTCAGCAACACTTTCTGTCGTGCTTCCTGATGGCACGATGGAAACTAGACCCATAAGCACTATATCTGACAAAACTATAACTGTATCCTCTGCTTTCTCAGCGGTACCACAGGCAAACAGTATTTGGGCTATTGAAAATACATCTGTTGAATTTCAGACTTATAGAGTTTTGTCTGTCACTGAACAAAACAAATTTGAATATGGAATCGTTGCAACAATACATGACACAAATAAATATGCACAAGTAGAAGATACAACTGTTGCTGCTGATCCTAGAGTTATCACAACTCTTATTGATGAAAAACCTTCACCATCAAATTTAAGTGCTGTGGAGCAAATTGTTGTATTTAATAATCGTGCAGTATCAAAAATATTTGTTTCTTGGCAGCCAGTTTTAGGAGTAAAAGAATATCTTGTAGAATTTCAATATGAAAAAGACAACCCAGAAAGAACAAGAGTAGCAAGACCAAGTTTTGAACTTTTTGAATCCCGTTTAGGTTCTTACACTTTTAAAGTAAAATCATATAATTCTTTAGGTGTTTTAAGTGCTACAACTTCAACTGTAGATATTCAAGCTGTTGGTAAAACTGAAAAACCAGAGGATCCCACAGGATTAACTTCAGAACCAGTGTCAGATAGTTTTATTAAATTACGTTTTAACCCTTCTTCATCTGTAGATGTTACCCATGGAGGAGCGGTGTCGGTCAGACACACTTCAGATACTTCAACAAATGCAAGTTTTGCTAATTCAGTGGAAATAATTCAACAATTAGCTGGAAATATTAGTGAAACTCTTGTTCCAGCTTTGACGGGAACATATTCAATAAAATTCATTGATGATGGCGGCCGCAGATCAGAAAATGCGGCAAAAATAATTGTAACCAAACCAGACCCGCAGCCAAATCAAATTGTTGTTACAAAACGAGAAGATCAAACAAGTCCACCTTTTAACGGTACAAGAGTTAGAACTGTATTTAGTGATGAATTTAATGGTTTAGTTTTAGATGGAACACAATTTTTTGATAATGTTACAGATATCGATGCTTTAGCTAATTTTGATTTTCTTGGTGCTGGTATTGTTTCACAAGGGTTTTATACATTTGTTGATGACTTAGATTTAGGTGCTGTTTTTAATTTATCTTTAGAACGTCATTTTAAAACGGCTGCAATTATTGTTTCTGATTTATGGGATTCAAGAGTACAACTAGTAGATAATATGCCAGATTGGGACGGCACTATTGCAGAAGATGTTGGGGCAAAATTACAGGTATCATCTTGTCAAGGTGTGGCCGATGCTTCTTTATCAGCTTCATATAGTCAAACACAAGATTTAATAACTATCACAAAGAGTTCTCATGGTGCTGCTGTCAATGAACAATTTTTAATTAATTTTACAAGCGGTTCAGCAACAAATGGGTTTTTAAAAGTAGTTTCAATTACAAGCACAGATATATTTGTAGTTGAAGCTGTAAGACAGATTGCAGAATATGAAATCGTAAATGCTTCTACAGGTGAAATAAGAATTTTTACAGATGGTAATCATGGTGGATTAGTTGTTAATGATACTGTAAAACTTGTATTTAATACTGGAACTGCTGTAAGTGGTAATTATGTAGTTGGTGCAACACAATCTTTAGGAATTGTTTCTATAACAACATCAACAAATAATTTAGTTACAAAAGGAACTGTTGAATTTATAAAGATTAAAGATAATTCTGGAAATAATGTCACCACTAGCGGAAACTGTAATATTTCAAGCCCATATTCTACTTTTAACACTTTTGCAAATGGTGAATTTACTGCCAGAGGTTTTAGATTTAGGGCTGAACTTTTTTCTAATGATTCGGATCAAAATATTGAGATTGATGAGTTAGGTTATACAGCAAGTATGAAAAGACGAACTGAAACTGTAAATACAGCTATAGCCAGTGCTTGTGCAACAAACAATTCTGCAAAAACAGTTAGTTTTGGAAATGCTTTTTATACAGGAACTTCCGTATTAAATTCGTCAACCTCTGCATTTTTACCAACAATAGGAATTACTCTTGAAGGTGCTGTATCAGGTGATTATTTTAAAATTACATCTGTAACAGGAACTCAGTTTGTTATAGAAACAAGAGATACAAGCGATAATTTTAAGGATTTAAGTTTTAAATATACAGCAGTTGGATTTGGGAAAGGTGCTTAATTTATGTTATTGAGGTATTCTATTATTAAATAAAAAGTGATGTAATGACTAATCAAAATGATTTTGTTATAGATAATGGAACGGGTTTAGCAGTACGTCAAGATATACAAGATGCTTTACAGGCATTAGCAGGGTTAAGTAGTGGTGATTCTGCCCCTTCAACAACTTACGCATTTCAGTTGTATGCAAATACAACCTCTGGAATGTTGCAAATTCGTAATGCCGCAAACTCAGCGTTTATTGATTTAATTCAACTTGATGGTACGTTTACATTGGAAGATGGATCTGCAAGTACCCCTGCACTAGCTTTCAGAGATGATTTAAATACTGGAATCTTTAGTTCTGCTGCTGATACTTTTAACGTGGCTACTGGTGGTGTTGAAAGAATGGAGCTAGGAGCTACAACAATATTTAACGAATCAGGAGCAAATGTAGATTTTAGAATTGAAGGCGATAGTGAAGCAAATTTATTTTATGTAGATGCTGGTAATAATCGAGTTGGTGTAGGTACATCAAGTCCAGCTTATCCTTTAACTGTAAATTCTGATACCTCTGGTCAAGGACTTGCAATTTACGGCAGGTCAGCAGACGATATTGGTGAATTAGCATTTTTTGAAAATGATGGAACGACAAAATTAGGAGAACTTCAATATCGACAAGACCATGTTAATTTTAGACATCGTGTTGGACATATAGCTTTTGCTACAGGTGGAACAACAGAAAGAGCTAGAATCGACTCGTCTGGAAGGTTGCTTATAAATCGTACAAGTGCTTTCAGTACAGGTGCAAGTGGAACTGAATCAGCAAAATTACAAGTTGGTATAAATTCCAGTTCTGGAACTGCGGTAGGTTTTGCTGATACTGGTGGATTTGATACCAATGTCATGGTTATGAACCACGCAAGAGCAGGGGCAAATAACGGTGCTTTTACGGGTGTAATGATTCAATTTAGAAATAAAGATAATACTTCAGTTGGGGGTATTAGTTCTGGAGCTAGTACCACTACTTTTTCAACCAATTCTGATTACAGATTGAAAGAAAATGAAGTGCTTATTTCTGATGGCATAACAAGATTAAAACAACTTAAACCATATAAGTTTAATTTTAAAACGACACCAACAATAACTCAGGAAGGATTTTTTGCTCACGAAGCACAAGCTGTAGTTCCACAAGCTGTGACAGGTACAAAAGATGGCATGAGGCCTGAGACTTATTATTTAGAAGGAGATACTTTACCTTCTGGGAAAGTTGTCGGAGACGTAAAAACATATTCTTCTTCTGAAATAGATATTCAACAATTAGATTATTCACAACTTGTACCTTTACTTGTAGCTGCCGTACAGGAACTTATAGGTAAGGTTGAAGCTCTTGAAGCTGCTTAGTATAATACGTTTACATATTAAATTTTTATGACTCCACAGGAACTATACGAAGAAACAAAATCTATTCTTGATTCTGATATTCAACAGGCACAACAGATTCAATCTGATATACAGGCAAAACAACAACAATTAAATCAACTGACAACAAAAATTATTGGCAATCAAAAGTTAGTAGAAGGTCTTAAAAAAGTTGATGGTGTTTCTGAACAAGAAAATACTTAATATATAATCAAATTATTTAAAATTATTATGGCTGTTAATTGGAATGTGGTTGCTTTAGATGCAACAAAAACTGTAGGAAGTTTATCTGATGTTGTAACTACTGTTCACTGGACTGCCAGTGATGCAGATGGTAAGCATACTGGTTCTTCTTATGGTTCTGTAGGACTAGCTGAAGCGGATAGTGGATCTTTTACTGCTTATGCAGATATTACAAAAGATAATGCTGTAGCATGGGCTAAAGCTGCTCTAGGTGCTGATGAAGTCACAAGTATAGAAACATCTATTGCTGCACAGATAACAGAATCTAAAACACCTACAACAACTACTGGTGTGCCTTGGTCTTAATTGGTTTTATGTTGCATCTGCCTTGTCATAAGGCTCATAGTGACATATAAAGGCGATAAACCTATAATTAAAAGTAATATAGCTATGCTCATCACTGACATGGCTTTAATTATTGCAAGTTTAATCATGGCTCGTATTTCTCAACTATTATCAATTTTAAGTTTTATTATCAGCGCGTCAATGTTGGGTGCGGGCGTTTATGGTTACAGGATGGTAACGAGTGATGATTTCAAACAAAAAATGATAAATGAAGTAATCAGTAATATAAACCTTCCAGAAATTCCAAAAATTCCAAAGGAAACAGGAAATGTTTTACCTTTTTAAATTTTGGAAATAAAAGAAATAAATATTCCAAGTATTGAATTATCAGAACCTTTACAGATAGCCCCGCCGAT